CCTTTTCTTATTACGGTTCGACATTTGGATATAATAGGGGTGATAAAACTTTTGAAGGATGGATGAAAAGTTCCGATATAAAATTGACTAATGAAGATTGGGATAAATGGAATTACAGGAGATAAAAATGACAACTGAAATCGTGCAAAACATAATCAACGAAACAGAATTCTACAAACAAAAATTAAAAGAAGCCGATGCAAAATTATTTGAATATAATAACAATAAAAAGAAATATGTTCCCAAAATTATCAGTCAAGAAATAACAGATCAATGGTCGGTATATCATGGAGATGCTATAGAAGTTATAAAGGGATTGCCATCAAATTCAATTCATTACTCCTTGTTTAGTCCGCCTTTTAGTTCTCTTTTTACATATTCTGCATCCATCAGGGATATGGGGAATTCCACGGATCAGCAATTTTATGATCATTTTTCATTTTTAATTCCTGAATTATATCGCATAACAATGCCGGGCCGGTTATTGAGTTTTCATTGCTCCGATATCCCGGCCATGAAAGAGCGGGATGGATACATCGGGCTAAAAGACTTTCCAGGAATATTATTAAGAGAATTTGAAAAAGTAGGATTTATTTACCATAGCAAAGTACAAATTAAAAAAAATGAATTATTTGAAGCCGTAAGAACAAGAGCCATAAGTCTTGCCCATAAACAAGTTGTAAAAGATTCGGCCATATGTAGACAGGCCCTCCCGGATTATATTGTAACAATTCGAAAGCCCGGTAATAATCCGGAACCAATTTCAAGAAAAAATGGATTTGAGCATTATGTTGGCTCAAAACAACAACCGGACAGGCCAAAACACAAAGAACATAATTTAAATAGATTTAGCCAAAAAATATGGCAAAGATATGCATCGTCTATTTGGCTTGATATTCGACAATCTGATACCTTAAATGTTAAACAGGCAAGGGAGAAAGATGATGAACGCCATATCTGTCCTTTGCAGCTTGATGTAATATCAAGATGCCTTGAGCTATGGACAAATAAAGGAGATATTGTTTTTTCGCCTTTTGCAGGTATTGGATCAGAAGGATATGAAGCATTAAAAATGGAGAGAAGGTTTATTGGATGTGAATTGAAAAAATCTTATTACGATGTCACGGTTAAGAATCTAAAAGAAAATAAGAAGCAAATTAAATCTTTTAACATAAAATAAAGGATCATAATAATGAAAAAAGTATATATTGCAGGACCATATTCTGCCAACAATATCACTGATTGCCTTGAAAATATGCGGAACGGAATGCGAATGGGAGCAAAGGTATTGCTTGCCGGATTTGCTCCATGGGTGCCCTGGCATGATTTTCATCATCATCTTATGCTTCACAATAATGAATCATTATCGATTAATGATTATTATAATTTTTCAATTGAATGGTTGAAGGTCTCCGATTGCATATTGGTGATTCCAGGTTGGGAAAATAGCAAAGGTACTTTAGCCGAAATTGAAATTGCAAATCAACTTAACATTCCAATATATTATAGCCTGGACGAAATCCCTTTCTAAGTTTTTTTAAAAATATTTAAAAAATATATATAATATAGATACAAGGAAATTAATATGGAAACATGTGAACAATGCGGAGCGATGCTTTTAGATGATGAAATAGAAAATTGCGATGGTATGTGCCAAGACTGTTGTGAAGAAGATCATTTGGAAGAAAATATGGAATGTGATAACAAAGAATGTCCGTATAAATCAGATTGCAAGGCAACAAAGGCTATATGAATATTTATTGTAGAAATTGCCAAGCTTTTGTTGACGGAAGAGAACTTCCCAGCGGCCCGATCAAATGTACTGAGGGCAATGTTATTTACCCAGGAACTCGGGCCTGTGAAAAATATAATAGAATAAAAAGGAGAAGGAATAATGCCCCTGCACATAGATTATCGACCAAAAGAGTTAGACGACGTTATCGGGAATGATGAAACTAAAAAAAAGCTTTCAACTATATTTGGACGTAAATCAAAAGATTATCCTCATAGTTTTTTATTTTCTGGATCTTCTGGTTGTGGAAAAACTACATTTGCCCGAATTATTAAAGATATGGTCAAATGCGTCGGCAACGACTTCATAGAAATGTCTCCTCCATATGGAGTCGATCATGCAAAATCAATAAAAACATCCATGAGACTATCTCCAATGTATGGAAAATCACGAATTTATTTAATGGATGAATTCCATCGTTGTTCTAAGGATTTTCAAGATTCAATGTTGAAACCAATGGAAGATGCCCCGGCTCATGTTTTTTTTATTATTTGCACGAATGAACCACAAAAAGTTATTTTTCCAATAAAAAGAAGATGTTCCAGCTTTGAAGTAGAAAAACTATCTATAAACTATCTTAAGGAACTTATAAGCAAAATTCTGGATTCTGAAGGAATTGATGATATACCCGATTCCGCTATTACCAAAATAGCTGATGTTTCTGATGGGTGCCCAGGTATGGCTCTAGTAATATTGGATCAGGTGATTGATCTTGACCCGGATGAAATTGAAGATGCAATCAAAAACCTTTCCATATCGGAAGACCCTCAAGTATTGGAATTATGTCAAGCCCTGGTAAAACAGGCAGAATGGAAAGAAGTAACCCGAATATTAAAAGGATTGAAAAAAGATCCGGAAGGAGTACGGCAAGCAATCATTGGGTATTTCAGAAATTGTATTTATAATTCGCCACATCCAGATCCATATTTTGCTCTTGTTTTTGAATGCTTCCGGGAACCCAATTATGCCAATGGCACAGCCGGATTAGCCTTTGCGTGTTTGGAGGTGATTGAAGGATGAAAGTAACAAAAAAGCCAAAAAGGGTGGTTGTCAGACACAAAGAAACGGTGTGTGAGCAATCAAGCTATTATTGCCCGACCTGCCACACTACGTTTATTGGAGCCGGTATAAGCCGCAGAATATCACGCTTTAGGTGTACGTGCGGGCAGGAATTAATCGTTGATACCCATACCCCGCAGAAGGCAAAAAGCAAATGAATCCAACCAAAGCATACCTGCTGGTAATAGCGCTGTGTATAATTGGCCTTTTCGTGACCCTGTACGCCTGTAAACTGCAAGACCAAGTAGCATTCTACAAGGCCAGGGCAGAGGTGATGGAAACAGCCTTTGATCGGCTTCAAAAATTAACCCCAATTGAGGATAAATCAAACTATCCATTTGTCACAAATAAAAAGGAGATTGGACCATGAGCGAGTATGAAAATGATATCGCAATAGACCCGGACCTATTGGAAGAGGAATGGCTGCATCAACCAGCACTGTATTTAAAATATAGCGAATTGAAACGGAAAGCTATTGAAGATCAGCGGGATTACAAAGAGAAATTGGAATTATGGCGAGCCCAGACAAGCCTCAATATCAGATCTAACCCAACTGAATTTGATCTGGCAAAAGCCACCAATGATTCTGTCAATGAAACCATTTTATGCCTGATGTCTGAAAAAGACAATAATGGATTCAAGGCCCAAGCAAAATTCAACGAAGCCACATATCGGCTGGATGTTTTCTCCAATGTGCTCAGAGCCCTTGACCACAAGAAGAAAGCACTTGAAATGCTGGTTCAGCTTCATGTATCAAATTGGTTTTCAGGCCCCAAAGAACCCAAGGAAATTCCACCGGGCAAACGCTTTGCAGACAAAAAGGCTGAAAAGACCGATAAGAAGCTCAGATCGGCAGGAAGACGACCAAGAAGATAGGTATTACGCCAAAGGATATGCCCGTATTTAAACGATCTTATAAAGGGATATATAAGGGTATAGGTAAAAAATTATCTCTTTAAATACATTAAATAACAAAGGAGAAAGTAAAATGGCGAGAAAATCAAAAGAAGAACGAAAAGCAGCATTGAGGGCAAGAACCGAAGGAGCTGTCAAAAATCGGGATGTTTCAAAATATGGTGGCAACGATATTCTGGATCTCTCAAAATCAGGCAAAAAAGGTAAGGTCAATCAGTACAAAGCAACAGCTGGGAAGAAAAAGAATGTGATCGACATCCTGCCTTTTATTATTTCCGAAGAATGGTACAAGAAACTCAAAACATTCAATGGCAAATTGGTAGGGCTGGAACCTGGCGATGAAGAGTATAAGGTCGAATATGCCGCCCATCGAAATGTTGGACCCGAAAACAAAACCATGCTCTGCCTCCGGGAAATGTTTGGTATGCCTTGTGAAGCCTGCACCCAGAGAGATTCCGAATTTCAGAAAGACGAACCGGACGAAAAGATAACTGACGCCTTAAAACCCACCTGGCGATGTCTTTACAATATTTATGATTACGATGAACCAGAAAAAGATATCCAACTTTGGGATCATTCCCGGTATCTTTTTGAAGCCCAATTACTGGAAGAAGCCGAAAACGATGACGATGGCATCATTCTTTTCTCTGATATTGAAGAAGGGAAAACACTGAAATTTAAAGGCAAAGAAAAAACTTTTGGGAAAAAGGGTTCCAATTCTTTTGTTGAAGTCAGCTCAATTGATTTTGAAGACCGGACTGCTTATGAAGACAGCATCCTTGACGACACCTATCCGCTGGATAAAATGCTTATTGTCCCTACCGTAGAAGAATTTACAGCAGAATTTCTGGGGCTGGATACGGATGGAGAGGGCGGGGACGAAGATAAACCAGAGCCCCAAACACCCAGACGGGAAAATCGGAGAAAACCAAAGTTCGATAAGGAAGAACCAAAAGACAATAATTCTTGCCCAGCGGATTATGAATTCGGAGTTGACTGCGACAAATATCCTGAATGTGAAACCTGCCCTGAAGATACATTCACCAAATGTGCGGCCATACAGGATGGCGATATTGAGCCCGAAAAAACTGAGCCCGAACCTGAGCCCGAACCCGAAAAAACCAGACGGCCCAGGCGATCAGCCGCAACAGAAAAAAAAGAAGAACCTGAGAAACGAATCAGGCGGCCCCGAAGATGAAAATTGACCCGAATAGAAGATATATTAATGTTACCAAGGCCATCGGAATTACTTTTGCCTTTGGCCTTGGTAAACCTTCTCGCCCCACAATAACGTCCTGGGTTCAGAAATACGATCTCGGGACAAAAGTTGGGGGCCGATGGCATATTGACGAACAACTGTTCAAAGGATTTTTAAAACATGGCAACAAATAGAAAAAGGGTAAGGGTGTCAAGTCCAACACAGATTGTCAGGGACATTGAGAAGTCAATCAAATCAACCCGACCTAAAATAGCATCAAGGTTGTTAATCCCTTCCGGATCAACAATGCTTAATCTGGCTTGTTCTGACAATCCTTTCGGAGCATATCGGCTGGGAAAAATAATTACCATGCCGGGATCATCCTCATCTGGAAAAACAATATTGATGCTAACCTGTATGGCCGAAATGGCAGATAATAAACGATTTGACTCATATGATTTTATTTATGATGACGGAGAAGAGGCTTTATCATTTGATATAAAATATCTCTTTGGCAAATTGGAAAATCGTTTAGCTCCGCCGGGTGGATATGACAATGAAAATATGCCTGTTTACTCCAACACTATACAAGATTTCAAAACCCATATTCTGACTAAATGTAAAGCCAAAAAGCCCTTTATCTATGTTCTGGATTCAATGGATGCTTTGACCACCGATGAAGAACTTGAAAAAGAATATGCTGCTGCATTAAAACGGATGAAAGACCCGGCATCTTTGAAAGAAATCAAAGGATCGTACAAAACAGAAAAAGCAAAAATAATGGGAGAAGCTCTGAGGATGATAAATGGGGTCTTAAAAAAGACCGATTCTGTTTTATGCATCGTCCAACAGATCCGTCAGAAAATAGGAGTGGTATTCGGAAAACAAACAACCACATCAGGAGGCAATGCCCCATTTTTTTATTCCTCTCATCAGGTATGGTTAAATAAATCCACTGTTATAAAAAATAAAAAATATGATCTTAAAATCGGCAATAGCATAAAAGCAGAAGTCATCAAAAACAAAATAACTGGAAAAGTAAGAGATATTCAGTTTGACGTATATTATGATTATGGGGTTGACGATATCTCATCTTGCATCGATTACTTATGCATTACAAAAACTTGGGAGAAGCCGCCTAAACAATCATATATTACCGCCCCAGGATTCGGGGACAACGATGAAAAACATTTAAAAAAAGACTGGGTGCAGATCATTGAAAGGGATAATGCCGAAAGGGATATTCAAAAGCTCTGCGGCAAGACCTGGCACGATATTGAGGAGAATATCAAACTTTCTGACCGGAAAAGGAAATATTGATGAAACGGAAAAGAACCCGATTGGGAGCACCACAAGAAGGCGATTTTTACCCGAAACCTACCTTTATAACGCCAATATTTGTCGGCATAGACCCAGGGGCAACAGGGGCAATATGTGCAATCGATCAAAATATGGAAGTGATTGATTTGCAAGATTATCCCGGAAACGAATTCTTGTGTGCCAAAATCATAAAGGATTATTGCTCCTGGTGGGATAAAGACAAGTACAAAATATTTGCTGCCCTGGAAAACGTTCATGCTATGCCCGGCCAGGGAGTTACATCAATGTTTACTTTCGGCGAAAACTTTGGAGTTTGGAAAGGCTGTTTGG